CTAATTCACAAAACAAACCAATAACCAAATCTTGCCGCGCTGGCCGAAGCGCCCCTCCTCGTAGTCGTCGTTCGGGTAGATGGCGTGCACGACGTCGATGCGCTTGTCGACGTCGCCCTTGTCGTACATGTCGCGCACGGCGGTGCTGCAGCGCTCCCTGCCGAACAGCTTCACCATCGAGCCGACGGTGAGGGGCACGTCACGGAAGATGGTGTCCACGTTGCCGCGCGGCGAATTCGCGAGGCAGTAGCTGCCCATCGTGAAGACGTACGCGCGCGCACCATCCTCGGCGTCGAGCTCGACGTGCATGGCGACGGTGCCGAAGGTGCCGAAGTCGTCGTAGAGCTGGTGCAGCCCGCTGTAGATGTTGCTGCGCGCGGCCAACAGCGAGAGCGAGCGGTCCACCGCGGTGAGGTGCGATTTCACGGCGGGCAGGTCCGACATCGCCGGGTCCGGGTACGTGAGGCGGAACCACGGCCGCGACGGGCTGGTGATGCCCGTCATCATGCCGCTCGCCAGCGTGCGGCGCGCCTCGATGGGCGTGAAGTTGATGATTTTGCGCTGCTTGCTGCGGTCTGCGCGGTTGGCCTCGGTGTTCGACTCGCGGAAGCCGCGGGGCCGCATCTGCTCGGCGATGAGCCGCCACTCCTCGAGCCAGCTAGAGCGCTCAGCCACGAGCGCTTCGTGGCGCTGTCGCAAGCGGTGCAGTTTCTTCAACTTCTCGGCGCGCGGCGCATTCGTCTCGTCAACCATCGCTCACCTCACTCCGAGTACAGCGCTTGACCGAGAATCGAGTTGCGCGAGCTGCCGGCGCGCGCACGACGGACGCGGCCTGAAGTGACGTCGCGCAGCGCGATGTCGGCGGTGTCGAGCGGCTGCGGCTCGAGCGGGCCGAGCTCGGCGCGCTTGCGGCGAATCAGCTCCTCGAGGCCAAGGCCTGGCTCGGCCGAGTCGCCGTTGTGCTTGATGGTGGCGAGCGCGTTGGCGCTGGGGATTCCTCCGGACATGTCACTCCTCCGCGTAGGGGTCGTAGTCAGCGGCCTTGCCCGTCTTGGACTGCAGCTGCTCGCGCAGGTCGCGCGGTGCGACGGGTTGGGCGAACGTGAGGCCGAGCGCATCGGCGATGTCGGGCGACACGCCCGTGCGCTTCTTCACTTCGGCCTTCTTCTCGAGCTGCAGCTTGTTGTTCTCGTCGAACTTGTACGTGGGCGTCGTCAGCTCGGCCTGCAGCTCCGGCATGTTGGGCAACGCACCGCGGTGCTTCACCCAGTCGGCCATGCGCCACCACATGCCGGCGCGACGGTTGCGGAACTTCGCTTCGTAGTCGGCCGCACCGAAGTCGACGCCGATGGCTGGGTACCCGAGCTGCAGCAGACGGTCGAGCACGCCGGCGCCGAAGGTGGCCTGGTCGATGAAGAGCGCGTCGGGCTGCTGCTGGTCGAAGACCTGCGACACCTCGCCAGCGACGGCCATCGTGTCGAGGTTGCGACGGATGCGCGGGGCGAAGGCCACCGGGCCCTGGCGAAGCAGGATGACGGTTCGGTCGTCACCGAAGCGAGCGACGTCGACGCCGAGCACCTTCACCTCGCGCTTCCAAACCGCCGGCGGGTACCTGCGCTTCATCGCGCCGCTGACGTCGTCGGGACCCAGGAGCGTGTTGGCCGAGCTCGGCGGGAAGCGGCCGAACACGTTGACCAGCACCCACGCGTTGTCGCGCCCGTACTTCTGAATCTGCTCGCGGGCCCACTGCACTGAGACGCGCGGTGCGCGGTTCGGGTCGTCCGGGTCCCCGGTGATCTCGAAGACCTTCCACAGCGCACGCTCCGCGGTGCACGCGCGCCAGAGCGGTCCGGTGAGGTGCGTCGGGTTGCCGGCCTGAATGAGGATGGCCTCGCGCCCCTGCACCGGGTCAGCGTTGGCCAGGCCCGCTTCGGCGGCCGCCATGACAGCGTCGGGAATGCCACCCGACTCGTCGAGGACGAACATCACGTTGTCGGCGTGGACGCCGGCGAGCGTGTCGGCCTGCTGCGCGGAGTCGCCTGACTTCGGCCACGTGCGCGCCGACATCCACCAGGTGTCGGGATGATCGTTCGCGAAGATGCGCTGGGCGCCCCAGGTGAAGAGCGCCTTGAGCAGCTCGCTGCGCTGCTGCCACTTCGACAGCTCGGTCCAGAGGCCGTCCTTCAGGTTGTCGCCGGTGATGCTGGTGGCGACGATCTTCGGGTGGCTCCGCGTGGTGCCGAACCACCACATCAACCACGACAGCACGGTCGACTTGCCCGGGCCCTTCGAGGCCTTGAGCGCGATGCGCACGGCCTCGGCCGCGCACCTCGAGGCGGCCTCCAGCACCTGGTCCTGCCAGAGATCTGGCTCGGCGTGCAGCACCTGGCGCACGAAGAGGTTGGGCGACGCGCGCCACCGCCGCATCGACTCGACGGCCGTCATGCGCCCTCGGGTTTCTTCGCGGCCGACTCGACGAGCTGCTCAAGCGTCAGCTTGCCGGTGACGAGCACCTTCTCGGTGAAGTCGGCCTCGCTGCGGCCAAGCAGCTCCGACGCGCGCAGGCGATCCGCATTGCTTGCCGACTCACTCAGCATCAGGCGAGTCCAGAACTCCTGTCGCTCGATGCGGCTGGCGACGAGGGCCTGTAGCTCCGTCTTGCTTCGCGCGCGGATGGCCTCGCGAACTTCAGGCTTCCTCAGGTTTTCGTAACCGACCTGCGCCAGCGTCGCGTCATTGCCGGCGTACCCGGCCTTTCGCGCTGCGTCGGTCGCGTTCCCCGTGAAGGCGTCGACGAACTTCTGCTGTTTCGCGGTGAGCGCCACACAGCCAGAGTCGCTATTTGCCGGGAGCCTTCGGCGCGGACCGACCCTTCAGACCCTTGTACCGGTCGACGGCGTACATCAGCCGAGTGAACCAGTTTCGGAACGCCCGCTCGTCGTCGGGCAGCTCGGCGCACTGCAGGGCCACCTCGACGACTGCCAGGCGCGGGTGCGCTTTTCGAGCAAGTCCTTCGTGAAACGGGGTCTCGAACGACAGGCCGTGCTTCTTCCGGTACCGATGCCCGCTGCAGAGTCCCCCGCCAGCTGGGCGCCCAGCCTTCAGCTCCTCGAGCCGCTCACAGTCTTCGACCAGGCATTTCTGCGGCTGGTACCGGTGCGCAGGACAGAAGCCGCCGGCGCCCAGCTCTTCCAGGCGTTTGCAGTCGTCCTTTCGACACCGGCGACGTCGGCGAGTCGCAACGACCGGAACCGCGTACGGACGCAGCTGCTTCACGCGAGCGACTCCACGGCGTCGATGGCCAGATGGAGAGCGTCGAGAGCCTCAGATCGCGTGGGGAACGTGCGCGGCTCGCGCGGGTACACCTGCATCTCCAGCCCGCGCGTCGCGACGGCAATCCACTTCAGCTCGTCGACCTCGCGGCCCTCACGAATGATGCGGTGGCCGTGTGAAGAAACGACGATGTCCCAACGACCGCGCGGCGGGAGCTTCTCGTAGGTGGTGGGGAGCTTCATCCGGTGGTCCTCCAGGCTGCGATGTCGAGCTCGCGGTTGGCGGCGGGGCCGGCGAGTCGGAACGTGCCGCGCTCGTCTCGGTGTTCGACGTCGTCGCCGTGCGCGGGCAGCTTGCACTTCCGCCCCGCCCCGCTCGCCTTGCAGGTGCCCTTCCACTTCGCCTTCGCGTCGACTTCCGCGCGCTGGGCTTCAGCAGCTGCAGCGGCCGCGGCTTTCTCGTGCGCGATGCCGGCGGCGAGCTCGGTGGCGCGGTCGAGCTTCGCGGGCTCGGCCGGCACGTGCGGCTTGCGCGTCTCGAGGTACGAGTCGAGCTGCTCACCGTCACGCAGCTTCAGGGGCGGTGGCGGAGGCGTGCGCGCTGGCGCGAAGACCGGCTCGAGCGGCGGCTCTGGTGCTCGAGGCGGAACGAAGTACTCGCGCCCTTCGTCGACGACGCCAAAGGTGGCGCGCGCCCCCCGAATCCCCTTCGGTCTCCGACGTCGACGCTCCGCCCGCTTTGGTCTCGGCTCCGCCTTCTGCTTCGACTTCGAGGGTTTGCGCGCTTCGTCGAACAGCCCGTGCGTGTCGAGACCGATGCTCGCGTAGAGCGCCTTCAGCTTCCGCTGCGCCGGCGTCACGAGCGGCGCTCCGCGGCCAGCCGGCGGTGCGTAGCGCGGATTTTCTCGACACGCTGCGCTTCCCGCTCCCTGCTCTCGTGCTTCTCGAGCAGGTCAGTGATGGCCTCACGGAGGAACTCCGACTGGCGAATGCGCGTCCGCTTCGCGAGCGCCTTGAGCCGGCGAAGCTGATGCCCAGCCAGGCGCATGATGACGGAGACGAGCTGCTCGGGGTTTCGGTTGCTCATGATGCGCGCTCCAGCTTCGAGTTGAGGTGAGCAGCGGCGCGCGCCTCGACCTGGCGAACGCGCTCGCGCGTGAGGTTGAAGAGGGTTCCGACTTCTTCGAGCGTCACGCCGCCGCGCTCAGCGACGTCGAGAGCGCACGTCTCGGTCAGCTCGTGCAGCTCGGCGTCAGGGAAGTTCAGCTTGATGGAACCCGTCGGCGTGACGTCGAGGTACAGGTGGTACTTGCAGCTGACGAAGGGGCACGGTCGTTCGCCAGCGACGCACTCCTCGCGCGTGCGCGGCCGCGTGACATCGAGCTCACGGAGCAGCGCGAGGTCCTCGTCGCTGAGCGGCTCGCGCTTGAGCAGCCTGCGGAGTTCGCGGCGGCTCGTCGTCTGTCCGCGCGTCACGACTCGGCGCTCCACGGCTTGCAGTTGCAGCGCGCGCCGGGGTCCTCGAATTGGCGGAGCCAGCACTTCGGGGTGTGCTCGTCAGCCACGGTCGCGGTGACGCTTGAAGGCGGCGGCGAGTCGTACCTGCTCAGCGTCTCGACGACGCCGAACCGCCCTCCGCATCGAATAGCCGGCGATGCCGACGAAGAACAACAACGTCCCGACGGCGAGGATTGAAGCGATCATGGTTCCTCCGGTGTGGTGGTGACTGCGGTGATGCGGAGCTCGACTCGAGGGCGGTGCTTGTCGTCGCGGCGCACCAGGTGGAGCTCGACGAGCTGCGAGTCGTCGGACCACGCGCGGCCGTTGAGCGCGTCGAGCAGCGCCTTCACAGGGCCGTCGATGTCGCCGCGGCGCATCGGACGAAACAGCGTGACGTCGACGCGGAGCTCGACCTCGATGGGCCAGGGCGCGGCCAGCACGCCGACG